ATGCGGCTGCGATTTCGAAGGCGTGGAGTTTACGATGGAGCTTGCAGAATTTGAGGAGCATATTACGCTGGCTCACGTCACGCAGTGCTTCGATGTTCTTGGCGAGTACAGCGACCAAAAAAAAAGATAGACGGCACGGACGAGCCAATAGGCTGGCCGGAAATGATACGGATGGGGATGGGCGTTCTGCGTCTGTCCCCTTCTGCGTTTTGGTCAATGACCTTCGCCGAAATAAGCTTGGCGCTTGACGGTCATAGGGAAGCCGAGGAATACCGCGAGCGTTATGCGTGGGAGCGCGTGCGGTGGCTTGGTGCTATGACGTTCCAACCGCACCTAAAAAAAGGCCGTAAATTAGCCCCAAAGGATTTAATGCAGTTCCCATGGGAGCGGCCAGAGAAAAACCGGCATAACCTTACTAAAGAGGAATTGAAGCAGCGAATACTAGAGCGTGACCAATGGCGAAACTAAACGACTTAATTGTAACGATAGGCGCAAAGACGCGCAGCTTTGATAAAGCGTTAGGCACTTCTATGAAGAAGATGCAGACCTTTGGCAAGAATACCAAGGCGCTCGGTAAATCCTTATCACGCAACCTTACCGCACCACTTGCAGCCATTGGCGGATTTGCTGTAAAGACCGCAGCAGATTTTGAGTTTTCAATGGCCAAGGTAAAAGCGGTCAGCGGCTTCACGGGTGTAGAAATTGGAAAGCTTAGAGACCAAGCAAAACAGCTCGGCGCGACTACATCTAAAAGCGCGTCCGAGGTGGCTGCGCTGCAATTGGAACTGGCCAAGCTTGGAAAAACCAGCACGGAAATTGAAGGCATGACCGAAAGCGTGTTAAGCCTTGGTATTGCTTTCGATGAGGATTTAGGAGCCGTGGCCGAAACGGTGGGCGCTACGTTAAATGAATTTGGAATTGATGCCAGCGAAACGGGCCGCGTTGCTGACGTCATGGCTACGGCTTTCGGTAGTAGCGCGCTCGACCTTGAGAATTTCCGCGAGTCGATGAGCAAGGTGGGGCCGATTGCCAATGAATTCGGTTTTTCGCTTGAAGAAACGACCGCCGTGCTGGGTACCCTTGCCAATAGTGCTATCAGCGGCGCAGACGCAGGTACCAAGTTTAAAATGGCGCTTTCTGAATTGGCCTCGGAAGGCGACGACGTTAAGCAAACTTTCGTTGAACTTATTAAAGGGAAGATTTCGTACACGGAAGCCATGGAGGTTTTTGGCAAACGTGCCGCGATTCTTGGTCCGATCTTAGGAAAGAACGGGGAAAAGCTTGCTGAGCTTCAAACGAAGTTAGAGAATTCTTCAGGTGCAGCAAATAACGCACGGAAGGAATTAGAAAATACTGCAATGGGCGGATTTAACGCCCTGAAAAGTGCGGCGGAAGCGGCAAGCATAACGCTGGGCGAAGCGTTAATGCCTACAGTTAACAAAGTGGCTGGCTTCATCACCAACCTCGCCAGCGGCATTGCAAACATGAACAACGAAACGCGCGAGAGCGTTATAAAGTTTGCAGCTATTGCGGCGGCCATCGGTCCGCTGCTCGTTGTGTTGCCTTCCATCATTGGCGCGATTGGTATGCTGATTAGTCCAATTGGATTGATCACCGCCGCCATCGTTGGGCTTGGTATTGCGATCGTCACCTTTGCTGATGAAATTGCGCCATACATCACTGATGTCATTAATTACTTTATAACGCTTTACAACGAGTCGACGACGGTACGCAACATAATTGGAGGCATCAAAGGCACGGCTATAGTGGTTTTTGATTTTCTTGCGTTTGCGCTGAAAAGTTTAATAGAAGGTTTCAAAGATTTTGGCGCCATCATCAGCGCCGTAATGCGCGGCGATTTCAGTGCGATACCTGACATAATTAGCGAAGCCTTTACCAACGCAGGCGAACGCATGGCCGAGTTTGGAGCAGAAGCCGCTGAGGATTGGAACACAGCGCTAGAAGAGGAATTAAGCCGCGAGCCAATTAGCTTGGTCAGTGAGGAAACAATCGCGGAAACGCTGCGCACGCTTGGCGGCCTTACTGAAATGATACCAACGTTCACCATGGGCGGCGGCGGTGGTGCGGCTGGTGCAGGCGGTGCAACAGGCGGCGGCGGTGCAACTGGTTTACAACCAATCGACAACGGAATACCAAAACCGCAGCTTATTCGCAAATCAAGTACAGCCGTCAGCGAATTAGCAGACAGCCAAGGAAAAATAAACCGTGAGATTGCGTTAAGTGTTGACATGGCACCAAAATTGGAGGCCGCCTATGTTGGTATTGGTATGGCCATTGGTGGATTGATTAGCGGAACGATGACCATGAGCGATGTGTTTGCTAGTGCGCTTACAGGTTTAGCCGATTTATTGATAGAACTTGGCGGGCAATTTATCGCAGCAGGTGCAGCGGCAACGGCTTTTTATGCCAACCTCATCGCTAATCCGCCCGCAGCAATTGCGGCAGGTGTTGGCTTGGTTGCTGCTGGTGCTGTCATTAAAGGGTTGCAAGCACGAATGGAAGCAAAGCCGCCAGCGCTTGCAAAAGGTGGATTGGCATTCGGTCCAACGATGGCCATGGTAGGTGACAACCGAAACGCAGGAGTTGACCCCGAGGTAATTGCGCCGCTGAGTAAATTGCAGGCAATGATGGGCGGCCAATCCGTGCAGGTGACCGGCAAGATTTCAGGCCGCGATATATTGCTCACCAGCGAACGTAACAGCATTGACCGCAACCGCGTAAGAGGATTTTAATGGCAGACGCAATTCGACTTTACGCAGAGTTTACCGACGACCTCGGAACCGATTGGCGTGTAAATATTCATGACGCTGATTTTGGCGGAACCGCTGCCGAGTTCAAATTAGGCGCCGACGGTTTTGTGCTGCGATACAGCGGTAACAATGAGGACCGTTACCAGCCCGTGATTGGTAGCGAATTAACGTTCACGCTGACGGAAGAAAACAGCACGCACAGCACGTTCATGGATTTGCTTGCTACAAATACAGAAGTTCGTTTTTCGGTAAGCATTCGCCGCGATCCTGACGGTGATGATGATTTTTGGTGGGGCGGCATTTTGTTGCCTGAGCAAATTATAAGACCATACGATTATTACCCAATACAGAACACGCTCACAGCATCGGACGACCTTGGCAATTTGCAAAGCGTCAAATACAACAATGCCGGCAGCGCCTATACAGGATTTAAATCAGGCGTTGAACACTTGTTAAACTGTTTGAATAAGACGCGGGCCACGCATCTATGGGGCACAGATGATTTTCTGTATTATGTGAACGACTTTGACAGCACCGATTACACAGGAACGGACCAGCTTAACGATACACGCATAAGCCATTACGGACTTTACAACCCCGACGAAAACAACATCAATCAATTTTACAGCGCGTTTGAAGTTCTCGAAAGTTTGGCGCGCGTATTTAATGCTCGCGTTTTTCAATCGCAGGGGAAATGGTGGTTCTTGCCCGTCGGTGCACAGAAGTACAGCACGACGCTAACCGTAGAAGGCACGCAAAAGGACGGCACGGCAATCACGCAGCAAAGCATAGCGGCCGCCAAATCATTTGACAGCACGTTTGAACGCCTCATAGGTTACGAGTATACCTATTTGGCGCCATTAAAGACCGTGCGACGAACGCGACGATACAATGGTAATTACCCTTTAATTTTAGACAACCTACATACATCAAGCGAATTTGGCACGACGCTCAGTGATACCGACATTGATTACGTCAGCGGCACCGTTTTGGCCGTTAGTGGCACATTTAACTACACGTATGAAGGTGACGGCACGAGCACAGGAAACGACCGCATAGGCCGTGTGGAATTGGAATTCGTTGTGAAAGTTGGCACCAAATACTTGCAGCGAAATGTTACGTATACAGGCACGCAACTTGTATTCAACGGCTTTGGTGATCCTGATGAATTTCCGTATGAATACACGACGCACGTATATGGTGACACGAGCTTGAGCAGCTCGGCGGCTACCTATACAATTGTCAGCCCCATCTTTGACGAACGCGACGGCGAAAGCCTGTCGATTCCTTTTCATATCGTTTTGCCGGCATTGACGGCGCAGGAAAATGGACTTGACATCAGTGTAGACATTAACGGCATTGACGACACAGGCGCAGCGGATAGCAACCTAACGAACACCGCCAACGCCAGTTACAACATCGTAGTTTTGCGTGCCGACGTTTTAGAACCTGAAGGCTTAGGCGATGAGGTTTCATTTACTGCAACAAATAGCGACAGCGCCCGCGCAGACTTGGACCAAGGTTTGGTGTTGTTTGGTGATTACAACACGGTAAACGCGGACGGCACCATAAGTTTTATTGAAGGCGCTACGCAGACATTTAGCACGTCATGGCAGTCGCTCAATTACACTGGCACGGGATTAAGTATTAACCGGCTCGGCGTGCAGGAAATTCTTGGCGGTCAAGTAAAGCCGACGCGAGTACAGCGGGGCGATGTTTACGGCTCACCAATTTATATGTGGCAAGTCATTGACGACAGCGACGGCGATTACGCATTATTTGAAATGACTTTCACGGCTCGCAGCGTTATGAATCAGCTTGAAGCCTTTTTAATTGAACGCGACGTTACAATAGTAATCACGGACCAAGAAGGAACGCACGACGTAATTACACCAATAACGGAAGCGGAAATATTACGTTCGGCTGCTGCTTTCGATGTTACGAATAGAATGTTGGGCTTTGGTTATGAAGGTTACGGCAGCCGCGACCAGCGTGCAAACCGTGAAATTGCGCACCGCGATACGGTGACCTATAGCGTAGGTGATTCCGATTTGCACATCATGAACACGTGGACAGGTCCAAACGGATTTGGGCGCATAGAGTTGCCACCGATTGCAGAAAGCTACGGGCGGATTATTCAATTTCATTCTGACAGCACGATAAGCGCCAATTCTTACGTGACGTTAGCGATAAACACAAGCGACAGCGGCGTAACCATTGACGGCTCCGCCACGTACGATTTTAACAGGGCTTACGATGGAATCACTATCTTAGGCCACACGGATGGAAACTGGTATATCATACAGAAAAAGGAGAAATGATTACTGAAATTTTAATTGCAGTAGTGCCAGTTTTAGCTGGTTTGATTGGCGTTTGGGTGAACCTGAATAGTACGGTGGCACGCCTCAAAAGCCGCGTAATTCAACTCGAATTATCGCAGGACGATTTTAAACGCGACATTAAAGAACTGTTGGCTATGGTTCACGACATTCAAATTATGATCGCCAAAATGAACCGCGAATGATTTGGATTATCTTGGCCACCGTGTTTGCCAATATGGTATACAAGGCCCGTGAATACGGCCGCGCCGATATTGCCGACCTCATCATTTTTGTCGCAGCGTTAGGAATCGTTTTCTTATGAGATACTTTCAGCCTGAAGAGTTCGATTGTAAGTGCAGCAAATGCCGCACCAATAACGAAGGACGCGGCGCTGAAATGATGGACGATTATTTCTTGCAGATGCTGGACGATGCCCGCCACAAAGCTGGCGTACCATTCCGCATCACGAGTGGTTACCGCTGCATCACTCACAATCGTAGCATCTCGGGAAGCGTCAAGGATTCCGCACACACCAAGGGGCTGGCTGCCGATATTGCTTGCAGCGACAGCAGGACACGCGGTTACATTATCGGCGCCTTGTTCGAAGCTGGATTTAATCGCATTGGAATCCATGAGCATTTTATCCATGTCGACGACGACCCCAGCAAGGACGCCGATGTAGTTTGGCTATACAAAGAATGAAGATAAACCAAATCAGCCGCACCGTTCACGAAGTGAAAGTAGAGCGCGCGCCGCAGCGAATGCTGTTTATTTCAGACGTGCATTACGACGCCATGAAGTGCGATCGTGCAATGTTAAAGCGACATTTGGACGAAGCCAAAGCAACTGACACGCCCGTATTCATTTTCGGTGACTGGTTTGATTTGATGCAGGGCAAATGGGATCCGCGCGGAACTTACAGCGACCTACGACCCGAATACAAAAGCATCACATACTTGGACGACGTAATCGAAGACAGCGCGGAATTCTTGACCAAATACAAGGACGTCATTCGATTCTTTGGACGCGGCAACCATGAAACGAACATTGAAAAGCGGATGCATACCAGCCCGCTCGACCGCGTGGCGTATATCGTAAACAAGAACGGCGGAAATATCCAAGTAGCAGGATACAGCGGCTGGCTATGGATGCAGATTTATCACAACGGCAAGCGCCGCAGCTCGACCTTTGTACATTATCATCACGGAATGGGCTCAAATGCGCCTCGCTCCAAAGGTGTGCTAAGAGTTGACATTGACCAAATGCAATTCAAGGACGCCAGCCTGATCGTGCGCGGGCATACACATCAGAAATGGCATTTGCCCGTAACGTCTGACCGCATCAGCCGTTTTGGTAAGCTGTACCAAGACAGCGTACACCATTTGCAGCTTGGCAGTTACAAGATGCTCGGCGACCGTTTCGCAGGTTGGGCGACTGAGAAAGGATTTAATACGCCACGGCTTGGCGGTTGGTGGGTGACGCTGCACAACTCTAACCATGATTTGCCGTACTGGAAAATTGAAGAAGCACAATGAAGCCACGGTATGGAATACGGATCAGCAGCCGCGTCGTAATTCTCACGCCGCAGCGCGTTTACAAATTGCCCGTTAACCGTCGCGGCTGGTTGCAGGGAATTAACGAGCGAGCTGCATGGGATGAGCATAAGCAAAGCGGATACCTTGCACCGCTAATTTGGTCGCGTGGTGGCGTGGTTTGTATGCAGCGCGTCAGGCCTACGCAATACGTGCCGCCGCAAATGGTTCTAAATGTAAAGATGCAGATACCAGCTTTGAACATTGCCAATTGCGATTTGTGGAACGTGGCGAACTGGGGCGAATACCAAAACCGCAGGGTGTTGCTTGACTACGGAATAAGCGAACAGGTGGCAGCAATGTATTGAGTACCTTGCACCAAACTTTGAAACATGAAAGAACTGTTTTTTACTTACTGGGCCGAGATCGTTTTGGCCATTCTTACAGCAGCGGGCACGATCACCGCGCTCACAGAAACCGAGAAGGACGACAAGGTAGTAGACGTCCTGAAGCGAATCGTTAACGCGGTAGTTTTAGGCCGCACAAAGCGCCGTAATAAAGAATAAGGCATATATTTGCGTCAGGGTTAGAATCATTCATTTTAGCGTTGTTTGTTTTGGGCGGCTCCATTGCGGGGCCGCTTTTTTTATGCCCAAGAAAAAAAAACTTCGAAAAAGTTTGCGTAACGAAAAAACTTGCGTATCTTTGACTCAGTCAAACAAACAAAAACAACCGATATGGAAACGATGAAACTACGAAACGGGCTCACAGCAATTGCAAAGACCTACGCAAACCGCACTCAAGCCGAGAAAGCTCAATCAAAAATTGCTTATGAATATGGCGTACAAACAAGCGTTTACCATCGCGGGACACCTTTCTTTTTAATTGTGAAATAATGTGGCGAGAAGGTTACGACTACCCCAGCGACGACGACGAGCAAGACGACCGCGATTTGCTCGATCGCGCAGATGAAGCACACGAACAACAAAACGACAAATAATGAAAAAGCCCATTTGTGTACGATCCAGCGTACACGTTAAACAAACCACCGATTTCAACCACTGGCAGCAGGAGCTGAGAGAGGAACGCGAATTCCTGCGACTCATTGACAACTTCCGCGCCCAACTTATAGCAGCACGAACGAAATGAGCGCAGTACAGGAACTCAAAGCATTGTCGGAGCGATACGAGATGCGCGCCGATCACTTCCACAAAGACCCGCGCGGCTTTGTCATCATGACGCGTCGAGGTGTGGAACACGTGCAAGCTAAAATAAAGGCCGTGGTGACGTTTTCTACCGTGCCAGAATGGTCTGACCCCAGCGACGGAAGATATTGCGTTAAAGCCTACGCAAAATGCGAAATAGGGCAGGTGGAAACATTTGGCGAGGTGAGCAAATCAAACAACCGTAATGCGTATCCAATCGCGATGGCTGAAAAGCGCGCTTTGTCGCGTGCCATTTTGAAGCTCGCAGGGTTTTATCAGTTGGAAGTTTACGGCGAGGACGAATTGGAGGCATGAACCTTGACGAATTTTTCGCAGACGTAGAAGCCGACCAGCACGCACGGCAGGAGCAGCTAAAAGATTACGCGCTGCGATTGCTCGAAACATCGACCATGCGCGACGACGATGACGGGCTGGAAGATGAAATAATACAATCCCAACCGACGCCGGAACGATGGCGCGAGATATTCCAGCGATTGCAGTTCAACCAACTGCGCTGCATCGACTTTTCTGGATGGACAAAAACAGAGTTTAACCAATCTTATAAAAATCATGGAATTGATAATTGAAGGCGTGATAGCACGCATCTGCAAACCGCAGGAATTTGCAAGCGGTTTTCGAAAGTGCGAAGTGCACGTAACTGTACAGGACGGGCAATACCCGCAAACCGTGGCGCTTGAGTTTCTCAAAGACGACGTGGACGAAGCGTTGGGCCTCACCGTTGGAGCTGAAATAAAAGCGCGCTGCAACGTCCGAGGCCGTGAATGGAAGAACGAAACCACAGGCGAATACCGTGCGTTTATGTCGCTGGTGCCGTGGAAGTACGAGCTGCCCGATCCAAAAAGCATAAAGGAGCAGGTAATAGAGCAGGCAAACGATAACCCAGCTGAAGCTAATGACTTCCCTTTTTAACGTTCGCTTCGTGGTCAAGTTACCTGACCAAAATACGCGCGTGCAGTTCTACAACCTCAAAAGCTGCCAACGCTATTGCCGCGATTTAAGAGCCAAGCGAATACGATACAAATGCACATTCTACTATGAAGAACCTGAAACAATTCATCAAAGAACACTTTGAGAGCGTAGATCATTGCGCCGAGGTGCTGGACGTAAGCCGCCGAACAGTGGAAAATTATATCTATGTCAACCCAACTGGCATACTGCGACACAGCGCCAAAATCGTGCAGGTAAAGGACATCAACCCGCTTGACCTTTTTGATGCAGTAGGTGAAACCATGGAAGAACTAAACGAAAACAGACCTAAATGATGATAATTATGAGCAATAAAAACAACCAAAACCCAAATGAATGATGCACTGGCAAATACTTACTGAAAAAGAGATGGCTTTGGCTTACGACATAGGCCGCGAAGTCATTGAAAAGGAGATGGCGAACAATCACACCGGAAACAACCGTTTGAGCAAATACGCGGGCTATGTGGGTCAAATTGCGGCCATGAAGTTTTACAATGCTTTGAACGTGGATGACTACGAATACGACTTAAGCCATAACGGTCAACGTTTGGAAGTCAAAACAAAAGTTCGCAGCGTATTGCCGAATGCGGGTTTTTCCTGTTGCGTATATGCCAGCAACGCCGAACAGCTATGTGATGCATATGTTTTTTGTCAAGCCATGCGCAACCCTGACGACAAAACCAAGCTTCTGCATGGCGCATACATTTTAGGCTGGGTGAGTCGCGAAGATTACGAAAGGCGTTTTCACTACGTGGCAAAAGGTGATTTCGACGATGACAGAGAAGAGCCTGCTGACTGCTTCAAAATACGGATTGGCGAATTAAACGCACCGCAAAAACTCAATGAAGCGTAAATACGTGAGTATACCAATCGAAATATGGAACCTGAGCGAGCTGCACCCAAACGAACGGGTGCTGCTTGCTGAGGTCGCCAGCTTCGACGATCAGAACAAAAAATGTTTTGCAGGAAACGAATATTTCGCGACGCTTTTGAACGTATCAGAAGCCACGGCAAGAGGTTACATCAGCAACCTCATCGCGCGCGGTTTTCTCATCAGAGAAGGCAGCAGATACAACAGGCGACTGCGTAAATCTGCGCAAACGAATGCGCAAAATAGCGCAAACGAATGCGTGAAATCACGCAGACGAGTGCGTAAATCCACGCAAACGAATGCGCAGAATTCAGCACATACTAATATATCTACTAATACATCTACTAATACATTTACTAAAAGCGCACACCCTACGGTTGTGCTGCCTTTTGAAAGTGATGAATTTCGAGAGGCATGGAGCGAATGGAAAGATTACAAACGAACGGATCACCGATTCAAATACAATA